TACTCTCACATGTTTTAGATAATGGTGTCGATTGCAATGATAGGACTGGTGTAGGAACACGATCCATATTTGGTTATCAATTAAGATTCAATCTAAATGATGGGTTTCCTGCTGTTACTACAAAAAGGTTAGCATGGAAAGCAGTTGTTGGTGAACTATTGTGGTTTTTAGAAGGTTCTACTGACGAGAGGCGTCTGGCCGAAATCACATACGAAAGTCATCGGGTAAACCTGATTAACAAAACAACTATTTGGACGGCTAATGCCAATGCTCAGGGTAAAGCTCTAGGACATATCAACAATGAATTCACTAAAGAACTTGGTCCAGTCTATGGCGCGCAATGGAGAAATTTCAATGGCTCAGGCGTTGATCAGATTTCTAACATTTCACGAGAGCTACGAACAAATCCAGATAGTAGGCGAATTATTCTTACAGCGTTTAATCCAGCACAGATAGATCAAATGGCTCTCCCGCCATGCCACATGATGTCACAGTTTCGTATGGTGAATGGCAAGCTAAGTTGTCAACTTTATCTCCGCTCATCTGACACATTTTTAGGGTTGCCATTTAATATTGCTAGTTACGCTTTGTTAACACATATTTTTGCAAAAGCAAATTCCTTAGAAGTAGGCGATTTAGTGGTTTCGATCGGAGACGCACATATATATACTACTCATGTCGATGTTGTACGTGAACAACTAAAGCGAACTCCAAGAAAACTGCCGACTCTACGTATGCCAAATATATCCTCACTTGCTGTTGAGGATATAATGAAATTATGTGTTTCGGACTTTGAGCTTTTAGATTATGATCCTATGGATTCACTTAAAGCTACAATGGCTGTATAAAAAGAAAAGAGGAACAATGCTATTCGAAGAACAAATTTCACGTAAACCAGATCTTTATCCATGGACTAAGCAATTTATTGACGCGATTTGGCAGGGTTTTTGGACTCCAGACGAGTTTAATTTTAGATCTGACTACTCACAATTTAAAACAGATTTAACAGATGAAGAACGCGAAGTTATAGTTAAAACATTGTCAGCAATTGGTCAAATTGAAGTTGCGGTTAAAACATTCTGGGCAGATCTGGGAAAAAACCTTCCTCATCCCTCTCTTCGCGATCTTGGCTTTGCTATGGCAAATTCAGAGGTAATTCATAATCTTGCATATGAAAAATTGCTTGATGTGCTTCATCTTACTCATGTATTTGAAGAGAATTTGAATCAAGAAGTGATTAAAGGTAGAGTTAATTATCTACGCAAGTATCTTAACAAAGCTTACAGGGGCGATAATAAGAAGCAATATATTTACGCGATTACTCTTTTCACCTTGTTTGTAGAAAACGTTTCCTTATTTTCCCAATTCTATATCATTATGCATTTCAACCGTAACAAAGCAGTTCTTAAAGACTGCGCACAACAAGTTCAATACACTCGTAATGAAGAGATGCTTCATGCCCAAGTAGGTATTAAGATCATCAACACACTTCGTGAAGAATATCCAGAGCTTTTTGATGAGGAACTTCAGGAGCGTATTGAAGCTGAATGCATTGATTCGCTGAAAGCTGAATCAAAGGTTATTGATTGGATCATGAACGGTTACGAACAACCAGGTCTGAACGCATCTATTCTGAAGAACTTTATAGCAAAGCGTATGAAGGATTCGATCGACGCAATTGGATTTGAGAGCTCTGCTATTATATATGATGCTGAACTTGCAAAAGAAACTGAATGGTTTGAAGTAGAACTATATGGTACTAACATGACCGACTTCTTTGCTAAGAGACCCGTTGAATATGCAAAGGGCACTGCTATCACATCTGAAGATTTGTTTTGAATATTAAGAATAAGAAAGGGAATACTACATATGGGGTTTGAATGGGCAAACGAAGACTCGAGACTCTTCCTCTCACGCGGATATGTAGATGGGAATATGACCGTAGAAGAAAGAGTTCGCGAGATCGCAAAGACCGCAGAACGTATTCTAGATCGTGACGGCTTTGCTGATAAGTTCTATGATTACATGAGCAAGGGATATTATTCGCTATCTTCGCCGGTATGGTCTAACTTTGGCACGAGAAAGGGTCTTCCTATTTCGTGTAACAACGTCTATATTGAGGATTCAATCGAATCTATCCTTGTTAAGCATGCTGAAATCGGTATGCAAACTAAACATGGTGCTGGCACATCAGCATATCTTGGTGCACTTCGTCCTCGGGGAACTGTTATTAAATCTGGAGGAAAGGCTGATGGTCCTGTGCATTATGCTAATCTACTGGAAACCGCGGTGGATGTTATTAGTCAAGGGAACGTCCGTCGTGGCTCTTGCGCCGTCTACCTCGACATCGAACACCCCGATATTTACGAGTTCCTCGACGCCAGAGAAATCGGATCTTCAGTACAGAACCTATCCCTTGGGATCTGTATCACCGACGCCTGGATGAATGCTATGATTGATGGCGATGCAGAAAAACGCACGCTGTGGGCACGTGTCCTACGTAAGCGAAAGGAATCCGGATATCCTTATCTATTCTTCACAGACACTGTAAACAATAACGCACCTCAGGCTTATAAGGACAAGAAGCGCAAGATTTATTCTTCGAATCTTTGTTCCGAAATAGCGCTCGCTTCTTCAGCAGATGAGTCGTTTGTCTGTAACCTAGCATCAATGAACTGTGTTACGTTCGAAGAATGGATGCATACTGACGCGGTAGAGACGATGATCTTCTTCCTTGATGCGGTTTTGGAAGAGTACATTGAAAAAATCAAAGACATGAAGTTTATGGAACCTGCGTATAACTTTGCTATTCGTTGGAGAGCGCTTGGACTAGGCCAACTTGGTTGGCATTCATATTTACAATCGAAGATGATTCCGTTTGAATCTTTTGATGCACATATGATGGCCATTAAGATCTCTAAGTTCATCGATGACAGGTCTCTTGCAGCCACTAAAGAACTTGCCATTGAGTATGGTGAACCTGAAGGACTACTCGGATATGGCATAAGAAATGTAACTCGTTGTGCTATTGCTCCAACTACTTCTTCGAGTTTTATCCTTGGACAAGTATCTCCTTCGATTGAACCACTTGCTTCGAACTACTTTACGAAAGATCTTGCAAAAGGTAAATTCACGTATAAGAACCCATACCTCATTGCTATCTTAGAGACCTATGAAAAAAATACTCCAGAGGTGTGGATGTCAATTCTTCAACGTGGCGGATCTGTTCAGCACCTTGATTTCCTGACTCAACTCGAGCGAGACGTATTCAAAACGTTCTCAGAAATTGCACCGATGAGTATTATTCAACAAGCAGCAGGACGTCAGAAGTATATTGATCAAGCTCAGTCACTAAACCTGTTGATTGCTCCTGATGCATCGATCAAAGACGTCAACACCTTGATCATCGAGGGTTGGCGAATGGGGATAAAAACATTCTACTATCAGCGATCGACAAATCCAGCACAACAATTGGTTCGCGACATCTTAAATTGTGTATCTTGTGAATCGTAATATAGCAGTTTTCGAATGAATAAATAGGGCAGGAGCAATACTTGCCCTATTTCTTTAAGGAGATTGCTATGAACGAAGAAGATTTAGTTTGCGAAGTCTGTGATTCAGAATTCACCGTTAAACATTACGAAGACGATGAAGTACTCTTTTGCCCCTTCTGTGGAGAGAGTCTTTTCTCGAATGACGATCAAGTTGACCCAAAGGATTTTGATGACGAAGACGACGAAGAATGACTTGGGTGTATGAAGGGAAGCCATTCTCTTCAGATGATATTGATGGTAATGCTGGTTTTGTATATGAGATCACTGACACCCTGAATGGTAAGAAGTACATCGGAAAAAAGAAGCTGAGCTCTACTCGCACTCTGAAGCCCCTCAAAGGCCAGAAGCGTAAGCGCAGGGTAGTATCTGAATCTGACTGGGAAAGCTACTATGGGTCAAGTGAAGAGGTGAAAGCACTTCTAGAAGAGTTTGGGCCAGACAGGTTTTGCCGTAAGGTTTTACGCCTATGTAAAACTACGGCAGAAATGAGCTACTTTGAACTTAAAGAACAAATAGAAAACGATGTTCTTCTTAAGCCAGATGAATACTACAACGCGTTTGTTGGCGCCCGCATAAACCGTAGTCATCTGAAACATTTACAGAAAACACAAATTACTGATTGACATTGAGATAGAATCAGTATACAACTGAAAATGTAATCAATAAGGGGCGAATCATGTCAAGTTTTGCAACGGAATTTACTGTTCTCGAAGAAATACTTGAGCCTAAGTCGATGAAAATGCGCCTTATCGAGGGTACTCGGTCGAAAAATATCGCGATCCAAACTTGGGGATCAATGCAAGGTGAGTGGATCATCACTCAGCGTTATACCGATGTACAGGGTATGTGGAACAAGAGTAAAGCTCTTGCGAATATTCTTGTGAACGGCCGCTAGAGCAATGGCGTAAAAGAACCAATGTTTTCATGATTATTGAGGAGAATCTTTACTATGAGTAGTGTTTTGTCGCTTATTTTGATCGTATTAGTTTTAGTATGCTGGTTTAATCCAGAAAAGCTTGGCACATGGCTTAGAGCCGTAGATAACGCCAGATTTTTAGAACTTGAACAACGGTAAAGGCAAATAGAGATGAAAGTCATCGAAATCACTGACAGCGGGTATGTTTGGCATATTCCAGTTGAGGTTGTAGCAGATAATCGTGCGAAATATTACCGTGATATTGAAGCGAAAAGAGAACAGCTTTCTGATGAAGATGCAACTCTTGTTTACAAAGAGGAATTCGATTTTGTCATGAAAGATTCCTACGAAGCCATCGATTGGTTTGTGAATAACATGAATTTTTCCGATGTAGCAACAAGCGCAGTTCTTGTTTCTATCCCAAAGGCTCTTACTAAACCTGGCCCACACGCAGAAGTCAGCCTTGTTGAAAGTTACAAAGATTACTGGAGAAAACAAAATGCAGATGCAAGATTACGACATGAACAATAAATGAGTTGACATTGTAATTCCAGTATGGTATAGATAAATTAAGATTACTGGAGAAAACAAAATGCAGATGCAAGATTATGACATGAACATCGAGAAGCTCGATTCTCTTGTTCTCCACGCACAGACTGTAGATTGCACTAAAGAAGATCTTGTAGCGTTGATTCGAATTATCATTGATGATTTTCACACTGCTCAAGACCTACAAGAAAAAGAAATGATTCAAGAAATGAATCTAGTGTGTTGACTATTGCCCAAAAGACTGAACGCAAGATGGCTGCGCTAGAGCATCTGATGAATACTCAGATGCATATCAAATTGCCTTTATCTGTTATTGAAGTATTGGACGGACTCTCGGTTTGTTGGGATCATCTAAGCGAAGATGATAGAGATTATATGCAGTTAGCTAGTGATGCGCTATCAACAAAAACGGAGTGGAAAGTATGAATGATATGCTTGTTGAAGACGAAATCAGTCGAGTACATGCAAAGTCACAGGCGGTTTTTTCTGAATTCGAGGAAAATGTTTGGATTGATGTACTTAAATGGTCATTCGAAACTGGGCTTCTGAGAGATTTTTTTGACTGCGATAATGAAACTCTTATCAAAAAATTTTGGAATGAAAGGCTTAACCAATTTTGAAAAATTTTCTAAATAACAAGACAGCTATTACGTATACAGCAGGTAATATTCTTGCGTTGCTCACAATTCTTTTCATTGGCTTGAAACTTAGTGGGTATATTGCATGGTCTTGGTGGTGGGTTTTGTCGCCAATCCTAATTCCCCTCGGTATTATTGGTTCTGTTGGTATCATCGCTGTTGTTCTTTTTAGTGTTGCAAGACCGCTCTAAGCTTGTGCATAATGTAGAAAAAATTAGTTGACAGATCTGGCGAATTATAGTATACTTACAAAGTAACATTAACAATGAGAAAAACTATGATTAACAACAACAACAATAATGGGTCTAATGGCGGTGGATTCTTTATGAGTCTTTTGGCAGTACTTTTTATCGGCCTGAAACTTACCGGCTACATTACATGGTCTTGGTGGTGGGTACTAGCCCCATTGTGGGGACCAGTATTATTTCTCATTATTTTTATCTTTATACTTTGGATGGCAGGCCTCTACGACTAGTATAAATATATAACGCTTCCGTAGCTCAGTTGGAATAGAGCAAGACACTTCTAATGTCAAGGCCGGGGGTTCGAGTCCCTCCGGGAGCACCAATTTTGCGGGTGTGACGTAATCGGTAACCGTATCACACTTAAAATGTGAGTTCTGTGGGTTCAAGTCCCACCACCCGCACCAAAATTCTGGAAGTGAGACTTGGTAGTCAGAGGAGTCTTATAAGCTCTTTGCGCCAGATTAGCGCCTTTGAGGTGGTTCGAATCCACCCACTTCTACCAATATAGAAAATGTTAGTTAACTTCCTATGATGAAGGTATATCAAATGGCCGTGACTTCTAATGATATGAAATATCGAAAGGATTCATAGTTATGGCTAAGAAACCGGCCGCACCAGCGCCGCGCTTAATGTATTACAAACCTGAAGACAAAAAAGATCTTGTTGAACATGAAAAAGATATCAAAAACTACATCATTGGTATTATTGCAGGATTGATATTTGGTAGCGTTTTCACAATCACCTGGCATATGTTAGTGTTGTTTTGTTTAGTGGGTGTTTTGTGGACGATTATCAGTTAAGAGAATATCTAAGCGATCACTACGGAATTTGTATTGCTGGTCACTGTAGATGTAGATGTTCTAGGCCTAAATGTCAATGTGGAGGAGGCGTTTGGCTCGGAACAGCGTGCCAAGATTGGACCTCCTCTAACGCAAAAAACTACGACGAGTTAGCTGAGTTCCAGAAAAGAATTAAGGCAAGTAGTAGTACATAGAATATACGCTAGAGATGGATAATGGGGATCCTGAGCGCTCATAACGCTTTCCCGAAAGGGCGAGTCGGTTCGATTCCGGCCTCTAGCACCAAAATAATAACGATTTTTGCACATTTTTGTTGACAGATCAGTGAAACTAGTATAAATATAGTAGCAAGAGAATCAAAAGAGAAGAACATGGCTTATCATACTTTTAAATGTGAGATTACCTATCGCCCCCGTCAATTCGGAGGAAGCGTTTAACTAACTGTATGAAGCCGTACAAAAGGTTTACGCCCCTCCGATCGAAAGATCCGGAGGGGTTTCTGTTACGAGCCAGTAGCAAAATCGGTAATGCGCGGGACTGCAAATCCTTGAGGTGTAGGTTCGAATCCTATCTGGCTCTCCAAAATGGTGCTACCGAGTGGTTCGGGCGGGTCTCTCATAAGGATCTAGAGTGAGTTCGACTCTCACTATCACTACCAAAGTCTACCCGCTCTTTGAAAATTAAGTAATTAGTCCTAGCATAAGCGATGATGGACTGGAAACAGAAATCCTGTTTTCAACTTGACTGTTGGCAACATGAGACAAGTCTTTGTTTCACTGCAGTCGAGCTGAAAACAGAATTTTACTATTGACAATCATAGTAATGTAATATAGATTGCATATAAGAAAATAAGGAAATGAAGATGAAACAAAAGATTGTGAAGGAACGAAATCCATTCGTTCAACATCTTGCGAAAAGACCTTCAGGTGCTCATGGCAAATCAAAAAAGATTCAACGCCGTGATGACAAGATAGCTCTTCGCAAAACGAATACATTTACTGAGTAGAATCTTGGCAAATTGAAAGAATATTCTACTCAGTAAATGTATTCGTAGAATGGACCAGGTCCAATCATTGGTCAATTGGAACCGGCTTTTAACCGGCAAACGTGCGGGTTCGATTCCCGCCTGGTTCACATAGAGAACCTCGTTTGTATATATAGCAATAAGACTATTATACAAACGAGGTTCATTCAAATATGTTCTATACAATCTATAAGATTACAAATCTTTTAGACGGAAAAATCTATATCGGTAAACATCAGACAAAAGACTTGAATGATGGATATATGGGTTCTGGTAAGCAATTAAAACATGTACAAACCAAACACGGAATTGAAAACTTCAAGAAAGAAATTTTATTTCAGTTTGATAACGAAACTGATATGAATGCTAAAGAAGCAGAACTAGTAACTGAAGAGTTCTGCTTAAGAGAAGACACGTATAATCTATGTCCAGGTGGCAAAGGTGGTTGGGGATATATTAACAATAATAATATACTAAAAATGCATGGAAAAACACAATCTATACGGCAAAAAACCGCGGCAAGTGAAATACTAATCAAATATAATAAATCACCAGAAGGCAGAACGCGTGCTAGTAAGGGAAGAAAAGATTCATTTTCTGGAAAAAAACACACAAACGATACAAAACGCAAAATTGGTAAATCAAATTCTATTAAACAGTCTGGTAATAATAATTCACAGTTTGGAACCATGTGGATAACTACTGGGACATTAAACAAAAAGATAAAAAAGGAAGATCTTATACCAGAAGGATGGTACAAAGGAAGAAAATGTCACGATGATAGTTCATAGGTAATTACTTTGATGATACACTGTTCAGGCTGACAACCTGTTAGATTCAGGTTGAGTTGGTTCAATTCCAATACGGATAAATGAAAGTTCGAATCTTTCCAGTGTATCTTCTAAGTAATAAAACACGGTACTGGCTCGGTAAGGTCAGTTAAATCGCCCTCGACAGACGAACCCATGGGTAGGAGCCAATCTCATAATACTGCGCCGGTAGTTCAGAGGTAGAACGGCGGACTCTTAATCCGCGTGTCGAGGGTTCGATCCCCTCCCGACACACAAAGTAAATGAAAAATTTTAAAAATAGTGGTTGACAGTGGCTTAAGCTTGGTTTATATGTATTATACGAAACAAGTCAAAGTGAGAAAAACCATGGCTAAAACATCTATCGTAATCGATCTTGCCTATGAAAATGGCATTTCGGAGCTTTATGATATGTTCAAAGACACCGAAATTGAGTTTGAAGTTTTGAATGAAGATGGTCCTGGAGGTGGATGGCCTGAGTGTCAGTTGACGGGTGAAAAATCGGATATTCGTCAATGGCTTATTGAGAAATATTGTGATGAAGTATATGCAGACTTTTTATTCGACAGCCTCTTAATCCGTTAAAGAGTCTCGATAGAGCCAAACGCATAATGCCCTTGGGATTGGGCATTTCAAAGTAGTTAATCCCCTGAATAACGACCCCTGATGTCGAATAGACATCAGTATTACTAGCGCTGGATGACAAATCCGTAAGACGCAAGAACACGGTACTGTGAGTTAACCTTTTCACAGCTAAGTCGCCAATTAGGTGGTAGAGCCAAACGCATAACTGGGTGTAGCTTAGCTTGGTAAAGTGCCGGACTTGGAATCCGGAGACCGAGGGTTCGAATCCCTCTGCCCAGACCAACATTAAACTATTTGTGTCGATGGTGAAGCTGGTGCTCACGCTGGTCTGAAAAACCAGAGAAGTCTGTTCGATTCAGACTCGGCACGCCCATGGAGAGGTAGGCTAAAGGAAAAAGCCGGTGGAGTAAAACCCGCGATTAACGAATGACTAATGTATCTGAGAAATGCAAATGCCGCGCCGGTGAAATTACTCAGAGAGTATAGGTCTATGTGGGTTCGAATCCCACCCTCTTCACTCAATAACGTTCTTGTAGTTCAATGGTAGAACGGACGACCGATAATCGTTTAACTGAGGTTCGATTCCTCACAGGAACACCAACTATTCTACTTCTAGAACAGGCAGAGCAAGATGCAAAAGTAACTCATTCCCTAGTGAGTGAAAAGAGGAGCAGGTTTAGGGAACCCGGAGCATATCCCCTCGCTGCCTTTTGTGCAAGTAGAGTTTGGCCCCATAGATTATGGATAGATTACTGCCCCTTCAAGGCGGGGAAGCGGGTTTGAGTCCCGCTGGGGCTACCAAGTTTGGGTTGTATGCTACAAGGTGTGGCAGCGGACTGTAAATCCGTCGGGAAACCGCTGTCAGGTTCGATTCCTGAACAACCCACCAAGAATAAGAAAGAGAAAGAACCATTATGACAATTATAAAAAATATACGCGGGTACTCGACTCATCCAGTCGATGATTGGGATTATTGGTCTTTATCTCATGATGAGTATCTTGAAATGTGTGATAATTGGGACAAGATACGAATGATTATGTGATAGTCATTAAATTGCTAGAATACCAAAAACGTGCTTACGCTGCTACTGCAGCTGAATTCGATGCCGGTGAAGACATTTGAGATACAACGCTATAAATAGAATGTGTCATATAACAATTGGGAGCGCGGCGTGTTAAGCTTTAAAAAATTCTTTGGCTTAAAAAAAACCAAAGATGGCCACATCATCCTTGATGAGCCTATTCATTTTAAAAATAATGAACCAACATTTAGGAAAACGAAAGATGGTCACATCATTCTTGATGAACCGATTCATTTTAAGATGGGTCAACAATCCATCAACACAAAGGAAAGGCTAAAAGAAGATGCAAGTGATAACAAAGATCATTTGAAGGCCGCCATAGAATATAACGATGAAAAACATGGATCAGATGATAACCTATCTCGTAAGTTGCATAAAGCAACTGCTGATGACCTTGATGACGAATCAAAAGATAATATTCGCAGTTACACTGGTAGTTCCAAAACTAACGGTGATCAGACCGGGTCTTACTCATTAAATAGTCACCTTTCAAAGGGGCATAAACCGAAAGGTGATGATCTGAAGATGCACAGCACAATTATGAAACATGCAAAACCATCTGGTCACGAGTTTCATACGTTTTCTGGCACTTCTCGCGACTTTAGTGAAATAGCAAAGAATTCCAAAGACGGAATTATACATTCTCCGGCACATACATCTGTTACACATGATCCAGAGGTCGCTAAAGACTTTGCAGACAGAAAGTTTAATAGAGGTACCAATTTAGAAGCCGGTAGACATTTGATTCATATTCATGTAAAACCCCATGATAAAATTCTTCATGTCAGTCAACATTCAGAACACAGAACTGAGGCTGAAACAATTATTCCAGCCGGTACAAAGTTAAAATATCATCATACATCTATACATACTCATGACGGATATTATAAGCGTAAATATAATGTTCACCATTTCACAATTCACTCTCAAGAATAACATTCCCATGGTGTAATGGAAGCGCATCTCCTCGACATGGAGAAGGCCCAGGCTCGATCCCTGGTGGGAATACCAGTATGCTGCTATAGTTCAGGGGTAGAACAACTGCATGGTAAGCAGTAGGTCGAGAGTTCGATTCTCTCTTGCAGCACCAAAATAACCATTGACATACATATGAACATAATATATAGTATACAAAAAATGAAAGGTGAATTATGTCAAAAGGATTAGACATTGCAATCAAGGCTCTTCTTGGCAAGAAAGTCACTGAAGAAGAAGTTCAATATATTAATACGAGGGCTTCTAAATACGAATTAGTCCGACAATTATACATTGATCGTGCGAATAGAGAAAGAAGTACGGGTCTTACTAATTTTCACTTTACTCCAGGAGAATCATTCGACGAAACTCCTGTCGAGGATATTGTAAATTCGCTATTTAACTTACCAGTTGGTAAACCCCTTGACTTTGGTGATCTAAGATGGAGATGGGAGGAAGCAATCCTCCAGTTACTGGTAAAGAACAGACAAATTTGGCTGATATCTGAACGAGAACGATGCATAGAAAAGGGTAGACAATGACAGAGATCACGATCTCTAATTATATCCCTGACACAAGGTGCCCGACATGTTTTTCGGACCGTCAAGCAGTGACCATTTCTAAAGAAGAGTATGATGAACTTCTTCGTAACAAAGAAGAACTATATGCCCTAAACGGAGGAGGTGTAACTAACTGGGAATGGTACAGGAAAAGTCTACTGGAAGCCGGATTTTTTGATGACGAAAATCACAATTGAAGAGTGTGCTGCAAGTACTCAAGTTAGATCAGGATATTAAGGATGGAAAACACGGTCTGCCCGTAATGTTCGGTGATAGTAATCATATGAGTAATTCATAAAAGATCACTTGTTGGATTGACGTTCAACCAAGCCTAGATTATATTGTTTTTGTAGATGAGAATAAAGTGTGAAGAAGATGCGAATCTCAATCGACTATGACGATACGTATACGAAAGATCCACTTATGTGGAACTGGTTTGCACAACAGGCGTTAGACCGCGGCCATGAAGTGTATTGTGTCTCAGCTCGAGGCGAACACCACATGGATGATCCAAAGATGACACTTGGCCGCGTAATTGGTGCCGATAAATGCTTCGGCACTGGACTACAGTCTAAACGCGAGTACATGCAAAAGGTACGTAAGATACATATTGATGTATGGATCGACGATCTACCAGAAATGATCGTTGAACAACACCAAAGGCTGTATGGTCTATAACAAATGCTCCGGTATGCCCCGACGCTACGAACGTTGAGAAAGCTAATTGGAACGAAAATGCAGGTTCGAGTCCTGTTCGGAGCTCCAAGTAAATCAAGAAATGTTGCTCAACCTGCCGTCGTGGGACAACGCATCATCTAAGGAGTGGGTGTATAACGATCTTCCGAAAACATAAATCCTTTCGGCGACTAGACGGGATCGGCCCTTTGTCAGAATGGACATCTTGATTTAACTACAATTGCCCTCCCCGCTGGGACGGACTAGGCCTTCGAAGCCGATGACGGAGTGTTCAATTCACTCGGAGGGCACCAATTACATGAGATATTAATGCCTGTTGTTCTTAACGCAAAAGATGTTGGTACTCACGTCGAAAACTCGGTGTATTGTGGTCGACCAAGTAAGTTTGGAAATCCATTCAAAATCGATGTTAATACATCGCGATCTGAAGTAATTCGACTGCATCGAGAATGGTTTTTGAAAAATACTGAATTGATTCGACTTGCTAAAATCGAGTTGAAAGGTAAAAATTTGATATGTTGGTGCGCTCCAAAGAGTTGTCACTGTGATATCATACTCGAAGTGGCAAACGAAAGTGATGTAATGAGTTTCTTTATATGATCGTGTATTCTGGACATGTAAAATCTCCTTTCCAAAAAAAATTCTGGGAATGGTTTGATGCTCTTCCAATAGAAGAGAAACAAGGGTTTTGGTATTACAAAGATGATGCTGCCGAAATATATTTTTACAATAAATTTTGTGTGCAATAAAATTCCGGTTGACATTACTGCAGAATCAATATAGATATTATCTAACAGAAATGAATAGGTGATGATATGTCTCTATCAGTTGAAAACGTTGTTTGGGTGTCTATTGGCCAGCGCAATAAATTTGTTGATGGAAAAGTGCCAGAGAAAAAATGGTATCCTTCAAGTTTTTGTATGTATGAACTGTGCTGGCGTGATGATTATCAAGTCGATTCTGATATTGTAGAATTGATCTTTAACACTGTGGCAAATGCACCTTTCAAAGACGTGATGAAATTTGCACTGACAGTAATTCCTGGCATGCCAAAGGTATCGGTTTTTCGGTATTGTACAGAAACGACTATGTATTCGTTCATGGTAAAAGAAGACTGACTGTCCCGTTGTAGTGATAATGGTAGCACGCGTGGCTGTGGACCACGAGGAGATTGGATCGTAACCAACCGACGGGACCAACATTGGAAGATAGTTTAACGGTAAAATCCCTGACTTTGAATCAGTGAGACTGGTGGTTCGAATCCACCTCTTCCAGCTCGCGAGAGCAAGACTTGTAATAATCTGGTAATGACAATAAAACCAGGATACAAGTCTTGCTCTACACTATCCACAAACCACCATTCTCTGGCGCGGCTGACCCAGCATTCTATTAAATGCGCACTATCAATGGAAATGATAAGGTGAAATGAAAGTATTGATCTATTCCACAAAAGAATTGTACGATAATTCATCATTCGAAGGTCGTGCAGAAGCGCATCTTATTGCCTATGCTGATAAGGATCGCTATACATATACAGTTATGAAAGATAGATATGGTATTGTTGGTCATAACTTTATTTCTAAATTGCGCTTAGGGCGAATTATTGATTTGCACGAAAGACAAACGAATGACTCGCCGTTTATTCCGGAGTTAACCCATTGAAACCTTGGATCCACGCACGCAATTCAGTAAAACGCTATGGTGGTACTGAAGAAGACTATATGCATATTCATAATTGGTTTGACTCGACAAAAGCTGCAACAGCAAACTTCTATCATCGAGCCATCCTTCATAATTCGTTTGGTATCTTTCTTGCTGAACAACTTTTTGGTGTAACTATCACTAATAGCGATGGAAAAGTGATTTCTGTTCGAGACATCGCAGAAGATCATGTAAAAGAAGATTGCGTCGGTCAGATCCCAACTATCGATGACTGGTTAAAGGAACTTCCGGTAAAACCATGGATGCTCGGTAAAGGTCAACGAGCATATGTAGAATCACTCAATTTGGAGGCAGACTGATGGATGCGATTGTAAAACTTCAAGAAGAATATGAAACTCTTCAAAGACGCATTGATGCTCTCAAGGAAGAGGCACAGGGAAAATCTAAGACTTTAATCAAGGAAGTGCTCAAAGCGTTCTTTCTTAAGTATGATAATGTTGTTCATAACGTGTTTTGGACACAATATACGCCATATTTTAACGACGGTGAAGCGTGTGAATTCAGTGTGAGCGATGTATATCTTACGCTTGAATCTGATGCTGAATCTGAAGATGGCGAAGGTTCTGTTATCTATGATGAAGACGATATTCTTAACATTAAGAAAAGAATTGAGACCTGGGAAGACTTCAAAGAAAATCCTCATACTGCAGCACTTAAATATCAAAAAGACTATATCAAAAAATATAATAGAGATCCATTTGATTATAGTTACAGATCTTGGCAGCAAAAAACTGTTCAACAAGCCATAGCTGAATGGAAACCGGATTATGTTTCGGAAGAAGAGCTTCGCCAAAATCTTGTCACGGCCGAAACCCTTGTTGCAAACCATCGTTCTTTGAAGGTAGAATTCAACGCCGTTAAAAAGCTCATTTCGAGCATCGATGAAGACGTGATGAAGGTAATGTTTGGTGATCACGTCAAGATTATCGTTACGAAATATGCAATTCAAATCGAAAATTACGATCACGAGTGAAAATAGTTGTTGACATACACTTAAGAATAGAATATAGTAATTCTACATAAAAAATAATTTGCTCATCTACTCAGGCGTTGCAGCGCCTTTAGCAAGTAGAATAACAGTTTTCTAACAGATAGTGAGGAAATCGTGTATTTGAAACGTATTTATAACAATGTTACAGATGCAGTATATCTTATTGCTGAGTCTGTAACAAAAACCTTGCAGAACTGGCGTGATATCACAAAGAAAAATCGCAGTGATCTTATTCGAGGATCTGTTCTTGATCCTCTCAATCATCCTTCTTACTCAAAGGATAAACATTAACGAATATTGGATTGTTACAGCATACAAAAATTTCAATTGGTGAAACGCAAGCCGGAAGGCGCAATCCAGAAAGTAATATTATGAATATCAAAGAAGCGCTTCAAAAAGAAATTAATTATCTAGACAATATGGTTAGACGCTCTTTAGAACATTCTGAGAAAGCGCAAAACTTTTCATTGGGCAGCATTTATAGGCAAAATCTCAGAGACTGGATTGCGTCATATAAACGTATACTAAAATCATTAGATGAATAAAGTGAATCTAGGTTAGATTCAGCAAATAAAATAGATTAACTAACCTGAAAGGAAACGACATGACATTTTCAAACGCAGTGAAATCACACCTGAACGCAGGTGTGATTAGTCGCACTGACAACGGAATGAAAGCACATTCTTCTACCGGTAGTGCAGTTCTTGACTTATTCACCAACATTGGTGCAGCTCGTGGTAAAGACATCACTCAGATGTTTACTGCGGCTATGGCTGAGGATACCAGCCTGGCTCTTCGTGCGCTTCTACACGCTCGAGATATTCGTGAAGGTATGGGTGAACGCCAAACGTTTCGTAACTTGCTTTCAAAGCTAGAAGCTATTGATTCGAAACTAGCTGCAAAGCTTATGCGCAAGGTTCCTGAATTGGGCCGCTGGGATGATCTATTCGTATACACCGGTGAAAACCGTGTTGCTGCATTCAACTTGATCAAAGAAGCTCTTCTTGTAGAGAAGAATGGTCTTGCAAGTAAATGGATGCCGCGTAAAGGTCCTATCGCCGTAGAGCTGACTCGATTCCTTGGTCTATCGCCAAAGGCTTATCGCAAACTTATCGTAGGTCTGACTCAGGTCGTTGAGACACAGATGTGTGCTAAGGAATGGGATGCGATCAACTTCTCTCATGTTCCTTCTGTCGCTGCAGCAAGATACCAGAAAGCGTTTGGTCGTAACGCGAAAGAGTCATATGCGGCGTATCTTGCTGAGTTGCAAAAGCCAGAAGCTGAACGTACTGTAAAAGTAAAGATCAATGCTGGTGCGGTGTTTCCTTATGATGTTGTTAAGTCAGTGTCGACGGGAAACGCTGCAGTTGCGGACGAACAGTGGAAAGCACTGCCTAACTATATTGGTGATGCAAAAATCTTTCCGATGATCGATACTTCGAGTTCAATGGGCTATTATTCTGGTTGCTTGCATATGCAACCAATCGACCTTGCAGTCTCGCTTGGTCTGTATGTATCTGAGAAAGGTACTTCACCTTTCAAGGATATGTTCGTTACCTTTGATAGTAACCCAAAAATCGTACAAGTATCAGGTCCTCTTTCGAAGAGGCTAGAAACTGTAGCTCGATCACCTTGGGGTGGTTCTACTAACCTTGCTGCAGCATTCGACCTGATCCTCGATATTGCTCTGAAAGGTAATGTTGACGAAGCCGATATGCCAGAAGTTCTGGTGATCTTTTCTGATATGCAATTCGATCCATACCATGGGTTTGATGCAACTGCTCGTCAGATGATCACCGACAAGTACAACCGTGCTGGTTATAATCTTCCTCGCGTTGTATTTTGGAACCTTCGTTCTGATGCTGGTAACACTCCAGTGAAGTTCAGCGATACGGGTGTAGTAATGGTGTCGGGTAATTCCCCTTCTACTATCAAGGCCGTTCTTGCGAATGATCTTGACGACTTTACACCGTATAATGTCATGATTAGCACTCTCATGAATGATCGGTATACTGTATGAGTACCGCAAGGAAAATCTTGAAAGGTACAGGGTTGCATGCTTGGTATAACAAAACGCTCGATCAAATGTCTGACGACGAATGTGAAAAGTGTTTGAAATACCTCGAACATGCAGTCTCAAGGTATATGGAGTATAAGATGAAAATTGAAGTACACTTATTATCACGGAGTGAGCCTATAAAATATGATAATGTACAAAATGCTTATACTAAAGGCAGTTTGTTTTGCGTATATAAAGATGATTTAGTATACAAATACCCGTTTTGTAATATATTCAGAGTGATAGAAGAGTATTGATGGATTTAGTCAAAGAAACAGTATCGTATCTAGATGCTACACATAATAAACATGAAGATGTCCCATTGTGGTTGCGCCACTCAGCTGCTGCGAATTCTTATATTGAGTCTGAAACATTAAAAAAATCTCATAAAGAAATTTCTAAACAATATGGATTTGAACTGCAAGAAGATTTAATGGCAGTTCAAGGCCTAACTGCAATGAATGAATTTGAAAAAACACTTCAATCAGAATCTTCAGAAATTAAGAAGCTTTACACACGCAAAGATTATGATGATGGCTCATTTGCCATAGATCAACTTAATTTTGGCTTAACAGATAGAATATTAAAATTCGGTCCATTGTGTACTAAATTATCATACTTATATACTATTGGGTTTTTCTTATCTATTAATAGCTGTATCCGAAACAGAAAACACAAGCTTATTCTACGAAATAAACATAAGACTGAATCATATAAAGTTGCAAATGTTACTAACGAAGATCTTAGGAAAACTGTTGATCTTGCGGCATTGATTAGAGAACAGTTAAAAGTAAATTCTGTTATGGCTGCAGAGATTGTTGAAGCTGAAAAAGAAATTATAAAAGAGGTCGTAATTAATAATGACCCGTTTGATGAACTACTTAAGAAATACCCTCTAGGTAGAAAACCGGTTGAGTTTATTGGAAATCTTACACTCAACGAATATGTGAAACAACAACTTAAAGAACATAGGAAATTAGAAAATGTCAAATGAAACACAAAACCAGAATCAAAATAGTGCAAAGTCTCTGTTGGCTCAAGTACGCGATGAGGCAGCAAGAGCTAAGCGCGAGGCCGCAAAGGCACAATTAAAGCAACTTTATGGCGACTATAATAAAGCCATTGAAGTTGTAGAAGGCATCGAAGCTAAGATCGTTGAACTCTTGAAGAGTGTTGGCGAAGACGAGGCAGCTATTCGTTCGCTGTTAACAGACTAATCTGCCAATTGGATCAGTTCAGCATATAGCATATCCTTAAAAGATCGTGAACTAGGTTCGATTCCTAGATACCTGCGGGTATTGGCGTAATGGTAACGCACGTAGCAAAAGTTGATCCAGAAAATATTTCAAAAACACTTCATTTTATAGTTGACATTGGTGTAGAATCAGTATAAATATATATCATGATCAAGGGAAACCTTGAAGCTCTTTGAAAATTTGGAAAAAAGAAACAGAAGAAATTCTGTTTTCACATACACATCTAGCGTAATGGTAGCGCCAAGAAGTCCGAGACACAATGGTGGAGTAGGCATTCAAATGCTTGGATGAGGTTCGATTCCTCAATGTGTAGCTGAAAACAGAGTTCCTGAAGTTACTAAACAGAAAAAATTCTGTTTTCACATACTCTGTAAATGGGTGTAGTATGGTTCGACTCCATACGTGATTGGGATGATCTTATAAAAGGCGACGGCTGCACGAAAGCTCGAAACTTTCACAGAGTAGTTGAAAACAGAATATGGAGTTCGATTCTACCATCACTCCGCCAGAATACCCGAGTTCGGACTTATTAGGGGCAGGAAACTGTTGCCTTTGTGGAAAGACGCTCAGAATGTCACATGGTTAGACACAAGCCTTCAGGTAATGCTGCCGCTTGGGTGGTCGTGTGAAGCTTGAAATCGGGTAACCAATAATAGACGTTCGCTGTGTTTATAACGGTATGTTGGGCACGAACGTTGTTAAGTAGTTAGGGTGGTTCCTAGTGAAAAGACGACGTTAATCGCCTCTGACAATAGGCTGGGATGGCAATGTTAACCACTATGTCTACTGGCCAACGATAAGGTAACAGCATATCGTTATAATCGTTATAAACATAACTTAAGACTAAGACAGAATAATTTCTGTTTTCACTGATAAGCTAACTAACATTAGGGACAACATCGTTCGAGTTGTCGTGTTAGGATAATGTAGGCCGCATTATTGCTTATCACTGTAAACAGAATACCATGTAAAATATAGGTTCGATTCCTGGCCTGAATGTTTAACAAAAGCATAAAGGCTGCTAAGAGGTAGCATTGAACATGGTTACTCAATCCAGCGCAGGCCGAGGCGGCAACTAGAAACAAAGCGGGGATAACGCGGTGCTCAAGACAACCATGGTTATCCGGAAAACCACCCTTGAGTTAAATGGCGCAGGTTAAGCGGGCGCAGCAGCCAAACACATACACGGTACCTCTGACTTGAACTGAGGTTAAATCGTCCTAATACGTGGATAGAGCCAAACACATACACTGTAGTGGGCACTCAAGCGGCTTCAGCCGGTTCCTGCGGGATGAAAGGAGAGACGGTTCAAATCCGTTGTGCAGTGTTTAAATATTTGGCGGGAAGGACAAGATAGTTAGTCACTTGGCTCATACCCAAGAAATCTGGAGGATGCGAGCACCTCTCCCGCAACCAATATTGAATAGCCTGTTAGCATAAGCACTGAAACAGATACAGATCGAAGGGTCAATGACTGTGGATGAATGCGCTGTTGATCACAGATGGTAAGTAGAATTGCGTACTGCACAGGTTATAATATGACAAGATAGTTTATGGGCTAGACGCATACTGGCTAGAAACCAGGTATGCTACGGAAATAGATCGCGCAATCTATTGGGTTCAATTCCCAACCAGTCCACCATTTTGTATCTTATAAAGAAACAAGAGTGAAACTGAGTCTCGAAGATGGCCGCTTGAAGTACCGCGGATTAGGCCAGTAGAGAAGCTTCAATGAATGCCGCGGTTGAGCTCTTGTTTCTTTAGAAGATAGATTTGTTAAAATGCGGGTATAGCTCAATGGTAGAGTTATTGCCTTCCAAGCAAAAGACGAGGGTTCGATTCCCTCTATCCGCTCCAAAAAGCCAACGCCATGTACATTGTATCTCAAGTGGCTTTATAACTTGAAGTGATATGTGGGACCTGCGTATAGGGTGTAAATGCGCACAAGAATAATGCAAATAACAGTTGACACTAAACAAGTTTTGGTATAGAGTAAAAATATTGGCAGTCCTGCGGCTACATATTGACCATCCAGGATAGGCGTTGAAGCGTCGGCTGACACCGACGTGGAGCCGAAGAGTAAGGGTTGCCAGACTCTGCTGTGCTGCCTTTTGAATATGGAGAGTGAACTGGCCAGGGCGCCAGACCGGTCTTGAAAACCGTGGGATCACCTAGGACGTGCTTGGGCTTGAATATAAGTTTAAGTTAAAGTAACTTTAGGAGAGCTGGGCGAGTGGTTTATGCCTGCAGTCTTGAAAACTGCCGAACTGCAAGGTTCCGTGAGTTCGAATCTCACGCTCTCCGCCAACGATGTAAATAGTAAATGCCGCATTTATCAAATCTAGAGGAGGAGTTAAACTAGGTCGCCTCTAGTTTGTTTCAGAGCTTGTCTACTAGAGTATACCTACTAGGCAAGACCCGATAGGTCTTTGTTATAGATGGTGATCGGGGTTTTTCGGGCCCATAGTGATAATGGGAGCATCTCGCACTTGCAATGCGAAGGACACGGATCGTAACCGTGTGGGTCCACCATAATACGGATTGACATAGACGAGAATCGGTATATACTAAATTCACGAAACCAAACCAAAGGGAAATGCAATGAAGAACATTCTCGTTGTTACGACTACGAGTGGCAGGCTTTTTCTTTCGACTGAAGCGTATATTGCTAAACTTGTAGCAAAACTTCAAACGTTCGACGAAACACTTGAATCGGTCACTGAGGTTGAATCTGGTTCTGAAATCATTCTGGGGCACTGGCTCAGAACATTTGGAGCCGGTGAGTCCGTTGAAATCGACCGGACAGAAGAATTCATGTGACAAAATAGGGTGCCGGGACTCTCTCGGCACCAATTACCTCGCGGTTTTCCGAGGGGCTGAAGGGGCCTAAGACAAAGCGTGTGTGTCGTCTAACTTGGGCGAACTGCACGCGAGGATGGATTAGGTATCAAAGTTGAAACAAAGAGACGAAGAGTAGTATTGAAAGGCAGTGGGGAAGCCCAGCGTTGATCAATATGATGACGAGTCCCGCTTTGATCGAGAGCCTTTCAGTCACGCGGTAAGCCGCGAGTTTAACTAACAGAAGAGGAATGGTATAATGAAACGCTTAATGCATATTGCGCCCGCAGAGGGTGGAGAAGACAGCAAGTTGTTTGCTGCTGATCTAGCAGCATCGTATACGAGTCTTTTTGCTCGTCGCGGCTGGCAGTTTCGTTGACTGACTAATACACCTACAGGTATCACGTTTGAAGTGATTGGCCAAGATGTAGAATACCTTGAGGCAGAAAATGGTGGCCATAGGATTCAACGTGTTCCACCCACAGAGACTCGCGGTAGGGTTCACACAAGCACTGTAGTTGTTGCCGTAGTTCCAGAAATCACAGTCGATACCACACTAGACGAAAGAGATCTTAGCGTTTCCTGGTTTAGCGGTACTGGAAAAGGCGGGCAGAAGCGTAACAAAGTACAGAGTAGTTGTAGAGTAACGCATACACTAAGCGGTATCACTGAGACGCGGCAAGGGCGTAGCAGGACTGCAAACTATGAAGATGCAGTAGCCGCTATTCAAATCAGATTATCATCTGAAGGTCAATCTAGTGCAAATAGCGCTGCCTCTGTACAACGCAGAGGTTTGATGGGAAGTGGACAGCGCGGTGATAAGAGTCGCACTATACGCTTTCAAGACAACATCGCAGTAGATCATCGCACGAATAAGAGGATGACTGCTGTTGATTATCTTAAAGGCAAGATGGACCAACTGTGGTAATTACAATATAAATATTGACATTCTCTTCAAGGTATTTTATATTCATCAAGTAAACAGAGGAATAACAAGATGAGTACGAAATTCGATTACGTGAACGATGATGATCTGTTCGAGACGATGTGTTTGCTCGATCAGATTGATGATATCGCCTATGCCGAAGTAACAAGGGCGTTGAATGAACTTGAAGAAAAGACTGGTATAGCTTGGAAAAAGAAAAAGTCTGAAACTAAGCGCAAGAGACTTACTAACAAAGGAAACGGTTAGTATTGTATAGTGCAGTGGACGGCACAGTTCTCCCAAACCGAGGGCAAAGTATGGTTCGATTCCATAGCGAGAACGCAGGAAGTAAGGATTATCTGTAGATAATCCTCCCAATGAAGGTGTCATGAACCTGATAGTGTTTCCTTTGTTAGGAAGTCTATTCCTCCATTAATAAATAGTATGACTTTTTATTCAGACAAATAAATGCGGGTATCGTATAAAGGTATTATGATTCGTTGCCAACGAATAGAAGTGGGATCGTTCCCCACTATCCGCTCCAAATTTTACTATTAAAGAATAAGGTCCTGTTGCCGTCAGAGAAGGCCTCCCGCTGTCTACGGGAGAAGGAGGGTTTGAGTCCCTTCAGGATCGCCACACTAAGCATAAAGGTCAGAATATGAAATCATTACTGTTTCTTTTACTCTTTGCTAGTCAGGCCATGGCCCAAACTGAAATCGGTTGGGATCAGGGTCTTTCACGAAGCAGAATTTTTGTTGTAGAAGCAGATGATCATTTTGCCGATGTCTGTTTTGAAAATAGGATAAGTTCTGGTTATTATATACATACCAAAAAACTGGTTTTCAAAGACGTAGAAATTATGGTTACACTTGAACACACGACACCTGCCGAAATCCCAGATACTGTTATCGTAAATCCTCCAATAGGATTTATTGCTATTCCTGAAACTATTATCGTGAATGAATTTGAAACTGGTTGTGTACGCATAGAAGAACAATTACTGGGTTAATCGTCCTTGTAGGCCAATTGGTAGAGTCGCTGCACTCAAAATGCAGATAGTGTCGGTTCGAGTCCGACCAAGGGCACCAAAATAACGTCCGAGTAGCATAATGGTAGTGCAACTCTTTTACACAGAGAAGGTCGTAGGTTCGATTCCTACCTTGGACACCAAACACTCTGCTCTATATAAATATACTAAATATATGGAGATTGAATATGTACGGATTTAAAGATTTTTTCTTAGAAAGCTTTGATACAGCACACGAGTTTCACAAAGATGACTCGATAAAGAAACCTAAATGGGCTGATGAATCTCATCGATACACCTTTAAAGATTCTGCTGGATCAGAAAAAAACGTCGACATTCATCACACACATGATAGCGCAGCTTTTGCATTTCATGATTCTGGTAAAGATACCAGCGATGATAAGCATGATGCAACCGGTAAATTGGGTTCAAAGGCTGTAAAGGTGTTTTCTACAGTTAAGGCAATTATAAAACATCATTCTAAAGCTCATCCGCATATAGACAACTATGAATTTTCTTCTAGTAAGCATGAACCGTCAAGAGTAAAACTATACTCAAGAATGACTAAGCACTTAGGTGGCTATTCTGAAGATGATGGTGATATAACTTATCACAGAGTATCAGCCGACAAACTACGGTAAATAATACAGAATAGTGTTTAACCATTAGGAGTTTCAAATGCGGAGTAAAACATTTCGTAGAAACCAGTTAGATAAGAAGAAGCAATTAGCCAGATTAATCTATCCTCACGATGATAAGGCAAAGAGCGCCAATCATCTTCATATGTGTTCTTGTTATATGTGTGGTAATCCCAGAAAACATTGGAATAAAGATACTCTGCAAGAAATGAGATTTAATCAAATTGATCGATATAGTCAAAATTAAAACGTGCGGCCAGCATCAATGGCGAATCAAATCTATTCAAAGCAACCTTTTTGTAATAGAAAGAATTGATAACCTAAATGATATTAGGCGTATATCATTCAAGGGATGGGACCAGTTTTCATTCGTAAATCCGAATCAATAACCAGTTAATCCTTAAATACTATTCCAAGATAAACCGTTAAATATTAATGTAAGTGAACCGAATGCAGTGCTGATGACTATATTTGGTTTGCCATCTATGCGCGCTTCATCTTTTGCTGTAATAGTTATTTTGTTTTTTGATGTATTGCCGCGTATATCTTTAATGACAAAAATAGTTCCAACTGGGCTGCTTGGTAATACTATACTACTAGTTGAATCTACATTCACACCAATAAAATAGTTAGATAGATCAACATTATATGGTGTTGACTTTACTATTGTTACGGGAACCAATCCAAACGTACCAGTAGATCCACACGGCCCCATTGGTCCAGGGGGTCCCGGTATATTAATTACGCTATTAATGAATAAATCGCGATCATCGACATATGGATAACCAATAGGGTTATACATCATTAATAACGGTGATATCATTTGATACATAACTTCTCCTAAAATGGCGCTAGTATACTAGCGCCATTATTTGTTATTAACGAATATTTGTATTCGTATTGCTTGGATTTGCTGTTAGCGTACCAGAACCCACATTAATAGCTTCATTATTTGAACGGATTGACTGACTTAGACCGTAGATAAGGTTAGCCAGTTGTCCAAATTGTTGCTGTTGTTGTTGCTGTTGTTGCATCTGGTTAATATTGTTGGTTGTGGTAACCTCAATACCGCGGCTTCGTTCTGCGTAACGGTTATCATTGCGTAACTCAATAATTGCTGCATTTGCATCAGAAAGCTGACGATTGAGTGTAGCTTCATACTGAGATGTTATCAAAGCACGAGTCTTATCGCCATCATTATTAATATCTTGAGAAATAAGATAACGATTTTCCATCGTTGTTTTTTCAAGACCATTAAGTTGTTGCGCAATAACCATTGCCATTGCATTCACAGTGTCTTTTGTACCATCAATGCGAGTAGCTAAAGAAGATGCCACATTGTTCAACTGTGCAACAATGCCTGCAGATTGCGCTGCTTGGCTTGCTTCCATTGCTGCAGTACCCACTGCAACTGCCTTATCAACCGCGCCTATCGCTTGCATTAAAGACATGTTTGCAGTTGATTGTTCAGATGGAATTCGTGCTCCGCCAATCGTGGCGTTACCATCATTACCTAAAAGACCACCTCCGTTGTTGCGGAGAATTGATCCTAGAATAAGTCCTCCAATAAGACCTCCTGATCCGCCTCCGCCAAAAAGTCCGTCTCCACCTCCGGACATTAACATACCACTTGGATTAATTACTTCTGCCATTTTAGTTTCCTCATTTGTTTTTGTTGTTATTGTAGAAGAAAATAAGCTTGGAATGCTAGTATTAGTACTTGTCTCTTGATTTACAAGAGACGATAACGTATCATCTATAAGCATTCATCGCTCCTATTGATTGCTCATTGCTGAGACCAGCGGTAATCCGTCACCGCCACCGATTTGGGTATACCCAAATTCTTTTTGCACGCTCTAGAGCGTGATATTTTATAATAGCTTTTCAAATTCTTCGCTTGATAAGTATGAAACAGTTTTTGATAAATTAACTACATTTTCAGCTAAAGTCTGAAGCTCAATTGGTGTAGTAATTTTAGTATGAACATGTTCTATGAGCTTTATAAAAAATGGAATATCCATTGTTATATTATTATCATAAGCCTTTGAATCAAGATCATCTTTATTATCATTTTCTTCAAATGGTGAAGAAAATTTCTTTGTAACTCTTTTAATTTTTGTGACCTTTTTATACATTGCCTTCGCCCCTTGTTTATTGTTAAGTGTCGTATGTTGCTATAAGTGCAACATCTAGTTTAGATTCTAACATCTTTCTTGCTCTAATTAGATTATCATATGAATGTGCGGTTCTTTCCGAAGCAGCGGCCGCCATTTCGTCAGCAAACCCAATAATAGAGTTTTTATAATCATCAGATATCGTAATACTAAAAGCTATATTAAATTCGCTATTCATTGTTTTTATCTCCATCGATAAAGTTAAGTATAGTTTTACTGCGCTCTATAATTACATCTTCATTTGGATAAAGTGGATTTGTCGGATATGGGAGTATTTGCCTATGATTATTCCAAAGTTTTTCAGAGTCTGACAACCATTTTGTATGTACCATCAGTTTTGCTTCGGCGAATTCATCAAGCACTATTTCACGTGTTAATCTCAATATTTCTAATTTGATAAAGCGCTCTTTATAATTTGTCTTTATATTATTAAGTGTTTGATGGTCTTGATTGTCTGCTAATTCTAGCAGCGCATGATTTAATTCTATTAGTTTATGATCTAGCATATGCACGTCATCCTCCATTCCTCATGATATCATGAAGATGCCAGAAATTAATTTCACTTTATATCACTAGTGTTAACACACCGTTATGGTAAATGATATAATCACACCAGTGTTTATTTACAAATTACTAGAATGTTTGGGGAGTTGTTGTATAAATATTGCTAAATAGTGTTATATTTAATATGTAACATTAGCATAATTAGCTATTACCATAGCTGCGCTTCTCCATTCTTTCCAGCGTAGAGTGGTTGGATATTGCCGTATCGTGAACCACAAACATATTTATATACATTGATATATCTAAAACATTAAATTAACAGATTTTTTACATTTTTTTCTAAAAAATATTGACATTCATGCAATGTGTGATATATTAGATTATGTTATTGTAAGATCGACGTATGGTTATAAACCTAAACAATTTGGAAAGTTAACTACTAAGGTTAGTAGCGCTGTTTGCTAAACAGTTGGTCCTCCTAAAAAGGATGGGAATCGTGCTCTCAGCTTTCCGCCATATAATAAGGAAGTGAAATGACATTGAATGTTGATTATGGCCCAATGACTGAGATCCAAATGCAACAGGATGAAGTCGACTATATGGTCAAAACTATAGAACAGTTAAATGCTGATGGTCTCATGGTAGAGTGGGGATCGGGAGGATCTACTGTGAAGTGGCTTGAGTCGATGAAAGATAACCAGCGGCTTATATCTATCGAGCATACAAAAGAGTGGTACGATAAAGTTAACGACTACATCTCTATTCGTGATGACGTCAAAGATCGGTTTACATACTATCATCGCCCAGAATTATATGGACTGAAGCATGGTTATGCTTCCGCATCAGAAGAACATCCAATCGGTCTTGATGATTACTTCTTTCCCGATGAACGAATACCAAAAGCAGATATTTTCTTTATTGATGGCATTGGTAGAGCTACAATATCTTTGCTTGTAATGCTATTTGCAGAAAAAAATGATCCAGCAATTTTTATCCACGACTACTATGGTCGTGAAGATTGGTATAATTGGGCGACACAATTTTTTCGAAAAGAACGAGTTGGCCAAACACTAGTAAGATTGTACATCTAATTGTATATAAATAATCATATCCAATTCTATAAAGAGAAGAGATATGACACTACAATCATCTGGCCAAATTTCGATATCAGATGTAAATTTAGAACTCGGTTACGCATCAACAAGAAATACTAACTTAAACGAGTTTGAAGTTAGAGCTCTTTTCGGTAAACCAAGTGGACTAATTAGTCTATTAGATGGGTATGGTAAAAATTTAATAGGATCTGCTTCGTATACGTGGACTGGCGCTGCAACAATTTTTGGTCAAAACACACAAGAATATATATTTAATGTTCCCTTTTATAAAGGCTTATACGTAGAAATACGAGGTGGTGGAGGAGGAGGTGGAAATGGTAGTAACGTAGCGTTCGACGGAACTAATAGGCGCAATGGCGCATCTAGTTACGGTACAGAATTAAATTGGAACGGTGGAATAAACGGTACCGGAATTATTTTAAGCGCGACAGGCGGTAATGGTGGTTCTGGTACAGCAGGTGCCTCCTCTGGTTCCAACGGAAACGGGTTTGGAGGAAGCGGAATAACCGGAGTTACTGCCGTGTCTGGAGGTGGAGGTGTTGGCGGTAATGGTGGTATAGGATCATTTTGGAGCGGATCAAGAGGTGGCAACGGTGGGTTTGCATCTAAAACATTTATCCGCGGTGAAACTAAATCACCAGATCCATATAGTACGCTGCGTGTACGAATTGGTGGACCTGGACCTAATTCAGCAGCATTTCAAACCCAACCAGCTGGCACAGTAGTAGGTCAAGATGGTTCTCCAGGATTTCCGGGTGTATATTTTTATTGGTACTGAAAATACTAGTTGACATTCTCTCGAAAAGGTTTATATTGATTAAGTAAACAAAAGACATCGACGCGTCGATGTCTTTTCAACAGACATAGAGTGGGAGTTGAACCATGAAATACTGAATCTTTTCTAGAATATAAATAGAACAGATTGTTTAAACAATCTGTTCTAACAGATTGTTTTGCTCGACTGTGACAGAGTGGTAATGTGCCCGGCTGTTAACCGGAGTCCCGTAAGGCGTAAGTTCGAATCTTACCGGTCGAGCAAAACAATCTGAGGGCGTAAGATACTGGAAGTCGACTGGTCTCCAAAACCATGTAGCGAGAGTTCGAATCTCTCCGCCTTTGCCAAAAATTAACATTAACCAAATATATGATGACTGTGCGAACATAGTAGTTGACATTACCAAACAACTATGATATTCTAATCTTGACAGAGAAAAGGAATACGAAATGGCTAAGGTTGTGATTGTTCTGTGCTGGATTGGTATGATTGCACTCCCCCTTGTGTACCATATCGCGATCAGTAATATCGAAGTAACAAACGAGGTGTAAGTGATATCTCCTTGACCAAAAATAGAATACGGGCTTGTGGTGTAATCGGTAGCCACGCTAGTTTTAGAAACTAGTCCTTCGGGGTGAGAGTTCGAGTCTCTCCGAGCCCACCAATACATCTGGATTTTCGTTGATAGGTAAAACATGAACGAAACTAGCCGTTGAGCTAACTTAGAAATAGGCCGAAGATCTACAGGATGCGACGGTGATCTAAGGGTGAGAAGGTCGGGTCTAGATGTTAATAAAAGCCAGATTTATTTTGGCAAATGAATAAGGATAGTTTCAGCAAATAAAACGCTAAACAATCTTCAAGTATCGTCTTAGCGGACAAAAGCTATCCTGAAGAGTTTTCTTGCTTTTATATAAAAAGTAAGTTGTGGATCGGTTAAACCTAGTTTGTCCAAACTTTAAATGGGCTGGTCAGGGTGGTTTAGGCCTCTGCGTTTGTCCAAACGTAAAATGGATTAGTCTAAATGAAACTATCTAGAATGTGTACAGCAACATAATATAAACACGCACGGTGGCTTTCGTTTTTCCCACTCTAAAAAGAAAGTAGATCACATTCTGAAACTACATAGATTTTATTACTGTGGAAATGGATAAGTAGATCTGGTGTAAGTAGCACCCCTTCATACGAGGAGTCAGTGTAGGTGCAAATCCTACGATCGAAAGTTTGGATAACTGATGGTTGCAAACATTAGCCCGGTGTGAGAGTAATTAACTCATGGCATTTCTACTGTAGTAAAGTTTGGATGGGTACTGCATAATGTTTTATCAGGTAGATCCGGTAATTCGTGACGAGAACAACGACCATCCAGTATATAACTGTTGGAGGGTTCACGATAACCCCAGATCGTTTTAAGATCTAAATACCTATGGCTAAGTTAGTGGCTGTGCCTAAGGTCGAAATGTTAGACTTAGATTGAACCAATACGTGAGGTTCAACTTATAATATCCAGATAGCTCAGATGGTAAGAGCATGAGCTTCTAAAACTCACGGCCGCGGGTTCAAATCCCGCTCGGGCCACCAAAACGAAAAAGGGTTTGTAGTAGGGGCTGGAATTCTGAAACCCTGAGGCGAAAGCCAATACCCATTAAGATCGACAGTAGCCAGCTCAAACTAATTGACAGAGGCGAGGGCGTATGGTAGATTAATCATTATAAGGAGAATGTAAATGAAACATACCGTTCACGTCACTGTTGCACTTTCCGTTGATGTTGATGATTCCAAACTTAAAGCCGAGTTTGGTAGAGTAAGTGAGAAAATGATAGTTCAATACGCAATGAATCACTTTGATATTAATGATGCATTTCATACAGAAGCAAAAATTGTTGAAAGTTACGATGATGTTAAGCCCCTTAGAAAAGCTCGAAAGGGTATAGGATCATATTAATACGCTAGTGTGGCTCAGCGGCGACAGCACCTGTTTTGTAAGCAGGCATACCACATCGGGGGTTCGAGTCCCTCCACTAGCACATAGAGAACATGATTTATATGCATAGTAATGCCAATAAACCTATGAGTATAAATCATGTTTTACAGAATTTACAAAATCATTATCAAGGAGAAATCATGAATTTTCTAAAGGGTTACAGAACAGTTATATTCAACGTTGCTACGATTATTGTGGCATTATCTGAGATGACAGATTTATTCAACATCATCGTGCCAGGATCTGGTCCAATCGTTTTACTTGCGGTCGGTATTGCTAACCTAGTGTTGCGTTTCCTTACAACTACACCGATTGGTGTTAGTGGTAAGTCAGAAGTATAATTACTGAGGAGATATATTATGGCATATTGGGGATATCACGCCATGTTTGATTGTGGCGCATGTGATAAAGAACTTGTAATGAGCAAGGAAAACGTTTACAATTTTATTAAGGAACTTGTTCCTGCAATTGAGATGGTTGCTTTTGGTGAACCTATGATTGAGCACTTTGCTACTCATGCACCGGATAAGGCTGGAATCAGTTTCTGTCAGATGATCGAAACCAGCAACATTAGCGGCCATCTTGTAGACTCAAACGGTGATGCATATATTGATATCTTCTCGTGTAAACCAGTAGATATTGGCATTGCTCAAGATATGATCGAGAAGTACTTCAAACCGACAAAGGTTCGTGTTAACTTCATTACGCGATCTGCGGGATAAGTAAACTTACATATTAATAGTGAATAAATATGGTTAGTTGATTCTAACCATATTTTCGTTTGAAGGTCCAAATCGCAATCATGACATTAACACAAACCGTAAAATATCGACCCTTAGTATCTATGTATAGAGCAGTAGCGTATCTAGCTTCTACGCCAGCGTATCTTGATATGTCTGAAGCCGAATTTACTTCTTCATGCATCCAATTATGTGATGATAGAGTAGATCCAAAACGATTCGTCCAGATATATTATGATCTGATGAAAGAGGCTGGAGTTCATGCGCAAAGATCACCAATGAAGTCTTTCGAGGACAACGGTGATCATTCTTGGGAATACTATGTGCAAGGTGAACTTATAAATGAAGATGAATATAGTGCTCATTCATCATACTATAAAGCGTAACTTAAAACTCTTTAATCATGTTAGAAGTATAAATACTACGCGAATAGAAAGGATCGATCGTGGAGTATTTACCTTACACTTATCTTATTGGTTGGAGCAGTCTTGACAAATGGTACTATGGTGTCGAATACTCGTACAAACGAGTTGCCAATCCAAACAATCTTTGGTCTTCTTATTACACATCATCGAAGACGGTTAAGGTATATAGGGAAGAATTCGGGGAACCAGACGTTGTTCAGGTCAGGAAGACGTTTTCAACCGGCACAGATGACGAGAGACGAAACAAGTCGCAACGATTTGAAAAGAAGGTGTTACAGCGTCTAAACGTAACCGCATCTAACAGATGGTTAAATGAAAGTGTTTGCGGCAATGGAAACACTAAACACCCTCAATGGGTCAGGATGAAAATTTCAAGATCACTCAAGGGTCGTGAATTCACTGAGGAGTGGAAGGCAAAACTAAAAGTCGCTAAGCAAGGCAAGAATCATCCTAACTACGGTAAAAAAAGAAGTGATGAAACGAAGCGCAAAAGTTCTGAATCCAATCGTGGGCAGACGCGTTCTGCCGAGGCAAGAGTGAAGATGTCAGCAAAAGCGAAAGAACGGTGTTCAACACCACTAATATGCCCACATTGTGGTAAAGAAGGATTTGGCGGAAATATTTACAGATACCACTTTAACAACTGTAAGTTCAAAACAGAGTAACCATCTTCTCTTCTGATGGCATTTTCATCGTCGTGCCATCAGCCATTACTACATTTGTAAATCGTGTTGGGAACTGCATGAAAGCTCTTCCGTTTGCAGACAACTTATAAACTACCTGACTATTGATAGTGAAAGATGATCCATCAGAGAACTCAAAGAACATTGAGTTCTCAAGAGTGCCATTCCGGATGGAAGTGCGGTTGATCTTGTGACTCTTCACCTCACTCTTCTTTTGGAAGATTAAGCTAAGCTTAGAGGCGTTCTTCGCAACAAATCCATCGATGACGTCAGTCACGGTGTTGTTGATGATCTTAGTCAAGTATTCGTCTGCATCAGACCGAAGCTCGAAGTACGATTTACCGTCTTTCTTCTTGATGGACAGCATGAGTCCGGCAAGGTTCTTAACACCAGTTGACGACGCCTTTAATTCATCAGGAGTAGTTAAAGCCTTCACCTTTGCAAGATCTCCAATGAGTTGTTCGCGAACAGAGTTATGATAATCGGTCTTAAATGTGGCAACCGCTTCACGAAGAAACTCAACTGCTTTCACGGTGGCGTCATGAGAGGCCATTGGTTTCATGAAGGTACCAGGAGGAGCTTCTTTCTTAGGCTTACCCTTGAGGATGTAAGTCTTGAGGATCTTCACCGCATCAGGTAGATCGCGAATAGCTTCGATGAACGCAAATTGAATAGGATATTCTGCCTTGAAGGGCAACCAAGCCTTTTCGAATTTCTTGAGTCCGTTAAGATTCGAGAAGCTGTACAGATCCCACTTAATCGCGTCATCTCCGGTTTCACGAACTTTATTCCAAACAAGATCTCTGCACTTTTCCCAAGCAGACTCTAATCCACGACTAAGGCCATATGAGTATGCATCTTGGAAGGCAGAGTTATAGATCTGCTTATCATTAGATGCTTTAATCATTAAGTCAATTGCTTCTTCAAAACGAACCTTTCTCTGACCATCTAAATAAATAGATACGGCACGGGCCTTTTGAAAGGCCGCAGCCGGATCGACCTGTTCCATTATAAACGTCTTAAATCGTTGCATTATTTTCTCACTAGGTTATGGTGTAACAATAGTATTACTCTTCTGGTTTATTAACAGTCATGAAAGCTTGAGCGCCAAAGAAGCTCGCAACTATTCCAGCTTGGGCTATATAAAACATACCAAGCAGATTAGACACCGCTTCAATTCTCTCTGGTGATATCCATGGCGTAAATAACATCGATGTAAAAATCACCATCGCAGCCATCGCCACCCAAGACATTCTTCTTTGTTGATCTTGGCGTTTATCATTATTTTCTAAATCTAAGATTTTTTTTCTTAGAGCCAGATCATCACTTGTTACATTCCCGTCGCCGTTCATATCATGTCCCTTTGCCATGATGACACCCCTCTTTTATGTTCATAGTGTGCCATAGTATGGAATTTCAAATCACTTAGTATTTATACAAACATCTATTGACATAAAGGAATTTTAGATATATACTAAAGTCAGTTAAGGAGGCAAAAATGTTTAGCGAAAAGCAAGTAGAAGCCATCGTAGATCTGTTATATACACTCGAAAACACCACTAAGGTATATCTTGGTTGTGATTCTGTGCGTTTTCATAAAAATGATCGCTGGTATGCACGATACGCGACAGTTGCGATTGTGCACATGAATGGAAAGAATGGTTGCCGAATCTTCAGCAACGTTTCAATTGAACCAGATTACGATTTGAAGAAAAACCGTCCAAAGATGCGAATGATGAATGAAGTGTCAAAGGTTTGTTCACTTTACACTCAGCTCGCGCCATTCATCGATGAATATGATGTAGAGATCCACTTGGATATCGCAACCAATCCAAAATTCGGTTCAAACTGTGCAGCACAAGAAGCTGCAGGTATGGTTCTCGGAATGACAGGGATTGAGCCTGAAAAACTTAAGTTTAAACCAGGGGCGTGGGCTAGTTCACATGGTGGTGATGGCATCGCCCGTGGTTATGACAAACGCGGCGGCAACACTAGTTATGTAAATTAACTGGGTTAAGTTTACAGTTATCGCCATGCCATCTTCTTAAATTAAGAGTATCTACAGATTTGTTACAGTGCTCACAATTTGATTTTGGCATGGTGATACCTTTATTCCAAGATGCTGGAAGTTGACCCCTTTTACCAGCATTCCATGAAGGTTTTCCTTTTCGATGGTGTTCTTTATGAACATATTTTTCTTTCAATGTTTTTGATATTTGAATTTTCTGCTCTTCAGACATAGGGCCAGTTGAAATTCCAGTGTTCCATGAAGGTTTTCCTGTTTTTACACCTTTATTCCAAGCAATTGTTCCTTTAAGATGATGAACTTGATTTTCGTATCTTTCCTTTAATGTGTTAGATATACGAGCTTTTGCTTCTTCTCTTAATGGTTTCTTCTTTTTGCCTCTCTGTACATCAGGATTTTCTTTAAAATATTTCTTAAGAGATTCAGAAATTTGTTTCTTGGAGTTTTCGTGATATTTTCCAGCCTGTTTACCACCAGTTTTATGATTATAATTGTCATCCTCTAAAATGTATTCTTCGTCTACTAATTCTGCTTCTTTGTTATCCATTTCTTCAAAATTGTCAAAAATAAAAATCCATTCTCTTGAGAAGTTTTCTTTCCCGTATTTTCTAACTGCTCGTTTAAAATGAGTACCTCCACCAATATATGGGTCATTTTCAAGATCTTCTGTAATATGTTGACCAATATAAGTTTTTCCATTCAATAAATTAGTTGTTTTGTAAATAGTAAAATAAAGCATTTGCTGTTTCCTTTGCTGCTGATACTTATTTATAAATTTTGAAAATAGTTGTATACAAAGCATACAAAACTACTGCAAGTTTTGGCGCTGACCACATCACAAACCACGCTCATCAGTACTGAATTTTTCATTTAGCCAGTTGACATTCTCTGTTGGATTGATTAGATTGATCTTACAGAAACAGAGAAAGATACTAAAA